CGACTCAGACTCTGTTTGAGAAGTACGAGGCTCTGTTGCAGCCGCAGTTGCGTTACACGGACACCAAGACGGCAGATGCTGGATTCCAGAACCTGCTGTTCAAGGCCGCCCCTGTGACCTACGATGTCCACTGCACCGCAGGTGCTGTGTACTTCCTCAACAGCAAGTACCTCACGCTTGTTGGTCACTCAGGCAAGTGGTTCGCTCAGACGGAGTTCGTCCGCCCAGAGAACCTCGACGCCCGTTACGCACTCATCATGTGCTACGGAAACCTGACCTGCCGCAACCGTGCGAAGCAAGGCAAGTTGACTGCAAAGACCGCCTAATTGCGGTAATGTAGTCCCAGAATTGGGGAGGGGGGGAACCCCCTCCCCTGTTCAAATCAAAACTTCAATCCGACAAGGAGAAAACAATGGCACGGGATAGAAAGCCAGCAGACCGCATGAAGCAGGGTCTGACCCCAAGCAAGAACAGCAAGGCAAGTCAGTTCAAGAAGAAGGGCGATTTCCGCATCGGTGGCACGTACAGCACCGGTCGTGCAATCACCATCGGAATCCCCGGTCAGAAGCCGAAGGTCAAGGGCAAGGCTGTTGCAAGCAAGGGACAGGCAATGCGCAAGGCTGATAAGGCAGACGCTTCTAAGCGTCGCATCAGCGGCACCACTCGTGGTGGTCGCTCGAAGTACTAGTACCAACTAGTAGGTTTGTCGCCTCTCCCTCAAGCCACATTGGGGGAGAGGTAACAATTAGGGCTATTGGTTGATGATGAAAAACGCTAAACCAGCCCACGCCCTTTATGGGCAACCAGTAAACAGCCAGCGTTTGGCACCAACAAACGGTGCACGAATGGCTACCGCCTCAGCCCCGTATCTTGGGCGAGGTCGTTGCATGGGCAACGAGGACACCTGTGAGGGTCCAAAGGCAAAAGGAACCGACTACTGCATCGGGCATTTGCGCTCTATGGGACAGGCTAAATGAGCATTACTCTTGCGACTTTACGCTCTCAAGTCCGCTCGATGGCGGACCTTGATGAGACCGATTTGCCAGACTCGGTCATTGACCAGTTTGCTCGTGAAGGGTTTCAGCGTATCTACACGCTTGAGCGTAGATGGCCATATCTACAAGAGACTTACACATTCAATACGGTTGCCCAGCAACGGGAGTACACCATCTCGACCATTGGCGACATTCGAGACATCATTTCGGTCGTTGACACATCGTCATCTGGTAATCGTTTCACGCTGATTGACCACAACAATGCTGAAGAGGTTTGGCTTGGGAACACGGATGTTCCCAGCCGTTCGTACTTCTATTCGATTTGGGATGGCAAGTTGTATTTCTGGCCGAAGCCAGATGCGGTGTACCCAATTACCGTTCGTGCATACCGCAATCCGACATACACTTGGCTGTCGAATACTGCTCTGTCGATTGATATTGATGAGTGGTTTCATGCTCTTCTTCCATATTTCGTGTTGTCTCGTGTGTATCAGCGTCAAGAGGATTCCGAACTTGCGGCAATGTACATGCGTTCGTTCGAGGAGGGCGTTGCCCTCGCTCGACGAGATTTGATGAAGGCGTCTAGTGCGCAGCCTGTAATCATGTCTGGTGGTCGCAAGTATCCAACTATGCGTCGCTGGTTGCAGACGCTGGGAGCGACTCTTGGACAATGAGCGCAGTATCCGTTGAGCGTTACGATGACTTTACTGGTGGGCTGAACCTTCGAGCAGACCAGTTTCAGTTGGCTCGCAATGAGTCACCTGACATGTTGAATGTTGAGATTGACCCTCGTGGCGGTTTGTTCACCCGTGGTGGTATGCGTGAAATCAACACGACCGCCATTAGCGGTACGTGGACGCCGCAGAAGTTGTACGCATTTCAGGGTGACACACCAAACATCATGTTGACTACGCAGTCGAAGGTTTACAAGTCAACTGGAACAAACTTTAGTACTTTGCAGTATTCTGCCGGAAATGATGTCACCCCAACCACCCAACATGGTGCTTGCTTTGCTCAATGGGGAAAGACCTTGTACATGTGTATGGGAACTGCTGGCAACGGTGGCTACAAGTGGAAGACAACTGATACATATGCCACAGCACTTACGGCTAGTGGAACAAACCCAAACCCGTGGCAGGCATACAACACACCGACCGGTGGTAAGATGCCAACTGCCGAGCATTTGGCTGTTCACGCAAACAAGATGTTTGCCGCCAACACAACCGAGAATGCGGTTCGTTACCCAAACCGTGTTCGTTGGTCTCATGAAAATCTTCCAGAAGATTGGTTGGATACTGACTACATCGACTTTGAAGGCGGTGGCGAAGGCATCACAGCAATGGCTTCTGTTGCTGGTCAACTTGTCGTATTCAAGGCTGGTGCAATCTATGTTGTCTACGGTTACGACTCGACAGACTTCCAAGTCGTTCAGTTGTCGTCAAAGTTGGGTGCCGTATCCCACGAGCATGTCGCCGTGTCGGAGACTGGTGTTTACTTTTACTCGCATCCAAACGGCTTGTACTACTACAACGGTACTCAGGTTATTGACCTGTTTGAGAACATTCGTGCGGTGTATCCAGAAGGATACGTCAACCAGACACAGGCGGATGAAGTATCTGTTTCGTATGTAAACCGTCGTGTGTGGCTGGCAATGCCGTACTCCAAGACGACGAGTGTTGACTATCCATCAATTTGTTTCGTGTATGACCCGTCGATTGGTCGTGGTGCTTGGGTTGCTCATGCGACAGCGGATGGTTATGGACCTGTGGGTGGATGTGACTTCAAGAAGTCTGATGGCTCATACATGTACCTGATGGCACATCCAAACATTCCTCGTGTGTTGCAGGTTGATGTGTATGCAGAGGAAAAGGATTTGCTTGCTGGTGTGGAAACTGGATTCTCCAGTTTCTACCGTACTGGTTGGATTGATGGTCGAATGTATTCGATGAAAAAGATGTTTCGTCGACCTGACATCGTTGTAAAGCAGGTTGATACTGCTCGCACACTCAATGTGAAGGTGTTCCACAACTTTGAGGAAGCGACTGGTAATGAGCGCAAAACTTTCAATGTTGTTCTTGCACCATCTGCTTCTGGAATGTTGTGGGGTGAAGGTCGTTGGGGTTCGGGATACTGGGGTGTTGCGGCGGCTGGTGCACAGGTCTTGCGTGGCTCGAATCTTGGTTTGGCTCGCTCTGTGCAGTTGTTGTTTACGGGTCCGACTGGTTTTTATTGGGGCATTGACAGCATTGCCTACAAGTTCAATACACGAAAGGTGACTGGCTAATGGCTATTACTATTCCACACTCGTTTGTTAGTGGTTCAATTGCTGAGGCTTCTGAGGTCAACGCAAACTTTGATGCTATTGAGTTGTTCGTCAATGGTTTGCAGGACGGAACGAACATTGATTCGTCTGCTATCACGAATGCGAAACTTGCTTCGAATGCGGTGACGACAACGAAGATTGCTGATGGTGTTGTTACTTACGCAAAACTTGATGCAACTACGGTCATTCCCGGCATTGTCGAAAATGACCAAGCGATTCTGGGGAATCAGATTTTCGGATGATGAAGGAAATTCAAATCCCTGCGTTGACGACGCTTCAGTCGGCGGATGCTACGGCAATCCGCCAGATTGTTGCTGTGTTGGTTCAGGAGATTACTGATTTGAATAAGACAATTGGTGCGATGCAGTCGGATATGAACATCATGCGACAGCGTCGAAATGATTATGGACAAACGAGGAGAAGGTAATGGCTTACGACCCAAGTGCGTATGAGGCTCGTCGTCGCTCGTACATGCAGAACTATGCGTCGACTGGAGCAATGGAAGCGTACAAGAACTTCCTGTCCCAGCAGAGGGGTCAGCGTGACCTTGCTGAGTTGAATCGACAGTATGAGCAGGGTGCTCCGAAGGTTGTTGCTGGTTATGGTCGGCGCAATCTTGTTGCGCCCAATGTGAAGTCTGGTGTGTTTGCTCAGGCGATGCGTGATTATGCGAAGCAGAGGATTCAGCAAACTGCTGAGGCCGAGCGTGGTTTGGCTCAGCAACAGCAGGGTTACGAGTTGCTTCAGCGTCAGTTGGCTGACCAGTTCGGTCAAAACTTGTTGGACCTTGAGGCTGAGAAGGCTCGTCAAATCGAAGAAGATGCAAGACAGTTGCTTGCCCTACGAGGAGGAATGTAATGGCCGCTGACAGAGGAACAGGGAACGTCGCACCAAACAAGCGCACTACTGGTGTACGCACGTGGGGTGGTTCTGCCGACCGTCCGCAAGGAACGGTTGTTGCAACTGCTAAGTCACCATTTCAGTATTCAGGTGGTGTTTCGTCGCAACAAAACATTCGTAATGCAGAAGCAAATCCAGCCCCATTTGTTTCTTGGTCGGATTTGGATGCCGAGGCTGAAGCGATTGCAAACAACGCAATGACCACCCCGGGCGGAACGCCCAGCGGTGGAACTGACTACTGGTCGACTTTGTTGAAGAGTCTTCAGGGTGGTTCTGGGGGTGGAGGTGGTTCGGGCTTGTCGTCTGCTGATGTTGCTTTGAAGGAACTTCAGTACAAGATGCAACAGGATGCCCTTGACAGGGCTGACGCTTTGAAGGCGTTGAACAAGCAGGAAGCACTAACGGCTTCCCAAATTGCACAGATGCAAAACCAACTTGCCACTAAGGGATACCGTAGCAATGTTGATGCCATTCTGGACATGCTTTCGAAATCGCAAACTACGCAAGAGGGAAGCATCAAGGGAATATTTGATAAAGCAATTTCTGGAATTGGAGAGGGCTACAACGAGGCTTCAACTCTGATGGGTCAGGGATACGACATCCTCGACCAATACCTCAAGGACAATCCAAATGACCCTTACGCTGGTCTTCGTGCCCAGTTGGCTCCAGTCCAGAATCCGATGGAGCAGTTTCTGTCGGCTTATGGTGTGTCGTCTCCTGAGGTTCAGGCTCAAGTTGCGGCTGAACAGTTGGCTGGCCAGCAGGGTGCTGGTGCCTTCAACACGCTGACCGACTTGTTGTCAAAGGCTTCTCAGCAGGCTGATAAGTCTCGTGCTTTGGAAGCCTTGATGGCTCGTCGAGGTGGTGTTGCTGGTCTTGGCCAGCAGAGGGCGGCTCTTGCCTCACAGGCTGAGGTGGGTCAGGCTCAGGCTTTGGCGCAACTGCAACAGCAGATTGCGCAAGCCAAGTTGGAGCAGGAAATGTCGGCAGAGAATGCCCGTCAGGACCTCATCAACAGGATTATCCAGTCTGGTGGCACTTTGAACGGTTCTGGTCCTAGTGGCACTCCTACGGCCGTTGAGAGGGCTATTGCGGCCGCTGGTGGCACTACGAACGAGGCTCAGTTCCAGCAGGGCCTTGATGAACTTGCGGCCGCTCTTGGGGCCATTGGCTTCCAAGGCTAAGTAACGAAAGGCGTATTTGGTATGGTCGCTCCTAATCCAGCCCCATCTGGGCAGGCAAATTACAACAGTATTCTGCCAATTCTTGCTCTTGCGGCCAATTCCAAGGGGTCGAATACGGGAGACCTGTCCAAGATTTTCAACGAGTTGATGGGCATTATGTCTGGGTCGTACACCCGTCCATCCGAGATGTCGCCCGAAGAGATTGAGGCTGTGTATGGTCCGACGATTGCGTCTATCCGCAATTCGACGGATCCAATTCTTCAGTCAATTCTTGGTGACGTTGATGCCAATACGCCTGCATTCAAGGTCAAGGAAGCGATTCGACAGGCGGTGTACAACACCAAGACGATTCAACTTCAGCCGGGTCAGGACATCGAAATGTATGACTCTCTCGTTGACAAGTTGTACAGCGAGAAGCAGAGGGTTGACGAAAAAAAGTATGAGGTTGCCAACAAGAAGACCATCTTCGAGGAGTACGGTCTGCCAGATATTGCCGACCGATTTGACCCGACACAGATGCCTGAGTACGCCAACTTGTACAATGACCTTTTGTCGAAGCGTGACATCTCCGCCAAAGAGCGGGATGCTCGTGTAAAGGCTATTGAGGATAAGTTCATGGCTGGTAAGCCGAAGGCTGGTGCGCAGACGGCATCGTTTGATGACATTCTGAAAGGTTTGTCGTATGGTGAACTTGCAAGTGGCAAAGAGGGTGGGCCTGCTTGGAGGCAGGCTCTTGGTGGTTCAGAGATTCAGGCGCTCAAGACAAAGGCTGAGCGCATCAAGCAGTACATGGATGGTAAGTCTGTCAACACACCGTACACGGACCCGAAGACTGGCAAGGTCGTCAACAACTTCTGGGGCGAAGACGATTTCAACAAGGCTGTTTCTGAAATCGAGAACACCGTTGGTGTTCCGTTGAAGTTCAAGGCTGGTACTGGTCCTGCAAAGATTTCTTCTCGTCAACGTGCAATCGATGAATCAAACAAAGAGTACTTGAAGGAGTTGGCTGGTGCACCTGCACGCAACCTAAAGGTTGGTGCAACTGGTGGACCCGCTACAGAGATTCCGACTGTGAACCTTCGTGACCCTGTTGCACGACAGGAAGAGTTGATGCGTCTTGTTACTGACAAGTTGCAGAACAAGATGCAAGAGAGAGGTCAGACTCCGTTGAGTGAGGCTTTGATTTCTAGGTTGCTTCTGAATAAGCAAATGGGTGGCTGATGGCTTCGCAGGACGAACTCCTCACACTTCTCCAACAACTGAACGCTAGGTCTGGCGCAACCGTAAAGGCGCAACCTGCGCCAACGAGAAGGACAAACGCTGTGGTCAAACAGCGTCCTAGTGTTGTTCCCAAGTTGACTGATTCTGTTGCCAATGTCAGTTCGCTTCCTAGTGGAAGCGTTGAAACAATCAATGCGCAGAATCGTTTATCTGCTTATTCGACAAACATGCAGGCACAGTATCCAAAGTTGACTGACCAGATTCAGTCTCTTGAGCAGGGGGCGAAGAAACCATCTGGTGCTCTTGGAACTCTTGCCAACCTGTTTGATAATCCAATTGCCAAGACTGTTCTTGCACCTTTACTGGTGCTTGATACTGGTCGTCGTGCTGTCATCTCTGGTGTTCGTGAAGTTGCCGATGTGCTTGATAGCGACAAGAACACCAAGGCAAGTCTTACCGACTGGTTCAAGCAAACCAAAGATACGACATATGGGTTTGGTACCGCATTCCCGATGAAGGGTACGGCTGGTCGCATTGTCGGATTCTTGGGTGATGTTCTTCTCGACCCAATTACGTACGCAACTCTTGGTACGGCGATTCCTGCAAAGGCGGCAATCAAGGGCGGTGTTGTCGCTTCTGGTTTGGGTCGTGCCGCAATCAGGGAGGGCGCAGAGGAATTGATTCAGGCTGGTGCTACTGGTTTGACGAGGCAGGCTGCTGAGCAGGTTGCTGAGTACAACTTGCGTCAAGTGCTTGGTCGTAAGTCTGTTGCAACGGCTGAGGGCCGTGCGGCGATGGCTGGTCTTGCTGGTCGTATGGGTGCTTCGGATGATTTGGTGAAGGCGATTGGTGCCGAGGGTCGTCGTGCTTTCCGCACGACCCAAGAGGGTGTCGAGATGGCACAGCGTCTTGGTTTGAATCGTTCTGGTATCTACTACTTTGGTTCTCGTGTGCGTGTTCCGTTTACTGGACCGATTGCGGATTTCATTGAGACTGGTCTTGTGAAGTCTCGTCTTGGAATTATGAAGTCTGCGCCGGGTGAATGGATTAGCAAGAACTTTACGACTGCTGGTACTTCTTCTGCTCGTGAATTGAAGCAATTGAAGGCTGGTCTTGCAAAGGGAGCGCTTACTCCAGAGAAGTCTGCTGTTGCCGCACAGATGCTTACTTTGGAATCTGCTTCTCGTGCTCAGGGGAACATTGCTAGGGACACGTTTGGCAAGTTGGTGAAGTATCACCTTGGTTCGAATGCGGCTAGTGGAGAGTTGTTTGACGCCGACATTCTTGAGAATGCGACAAGCATCTACAAGTATCTTGATACCAAGCCAGCAAACTGGGAAGCGGCTGGATTGCCACCGATGACGCCAACCCAAGAATCTGCGTACCGCAAGATTCAGAATATGTTCCGACAGTTCCATGCTGGTGTCGAGGACCAGTTCAAGACAATTGACCCAAACTTCACTCTCAACTTCATTGAGGATTACTTCCCACACATGATGACCGAAGATGGTTTTCGATATGTTGGGAACAATTCGTCGCCATATGCGGAACAAATTCGACAGTATCTAAAGATGAACATGACCGACCCAAGTGGGTCGTTCAAGCATCGTGGTCTCGTTGAGGGTGCACCGTGGTTCGGCAAGCCGCTTACGAAAGAAGATGTTGCTGGTGGACTCGACAAGTTGAATCAGTTGGCTCGTGAGGCTGGGTTCAAGGGTGACTTTTTTGAGACTGACATCAGAAAGGTTTTGGCTCGCTATGGCGAGCATTATGCAGAGCAGTTTGCTACAGCAGAGTTCATGCGTGGTTCAATGGATGCTGGAATCTTGCGCATGGCAAAAGAGATGGAGATTGTTGACGAGGATTGGATTAGGGGAACTGTCGGAAATATGAAGAACGCCAATGCGGCGTTCAGGGCTTCTTCTGATGAGTTGCGTGATGCTGGTAGTGCGGCTGTTGCTACCGTCAACGATATTCTCAAGGATGTCAAAGACTCTTTGAGGACGCAGGGCAAGGAGTTGAAGGGTGTCCTGAAAGAAGCAGGAACTCCGGAACAGCGTCTTGCGCAGTTGACTGCGGCTGAAACAAAGTTGGGTCTTGCGGAACAGGCTGTTCGTCAAAGGTTCGACGAGTTCAAGGCAACTCTTTCCGAACAGAGCGAACTTGTCGCCGCTTTTCAGTCACAGTTGGATGAGACGCTTGAGGCGATTCGACAGACTCAGGTTGACCTTGCCGAGTTTGCTCAGACGTATTCTGCTAGCCGTTTGAGGGCTGTTGACCCGAAGACTGGTGATTTCGTAAAGACTTCTTTGGTTGAGGATTTGATTATTGGTCAGGATGTCGGTTCTGCCAAGTTGATGTACAAGGGTCAGGTTCGCACTCTTGATGAGATTGAGAAGTCTCTCAATCGTACTGTTCAGCGTAGTGCTACTGCTTTGCAGAAGATGCAGGACAATTGGGACAGGACCACTTTGGTTCATGACCAAATCAATGACATTCTCAACCGCTACTTGAATGGCAAGTTTGAGGATGTCGTTGACAACATTACTGGTGAAACGATTGAAGGCGAGTCGCTTCGGCGTATGGGTGTCGGCTCTGAATCGATTGATGAGATTCTTGATGTCTTGATGTTTGCTGGTGTTCGTGATGTGCGTTCTGCACCGTCGGTAAAAGCACTTGACCGTAACTGGGTTGGTCGTGTCTGGAACGACAAGACCAACCCCGACATGATTGCACTCAAGCAGGTCATTGACCCGAATGGTCAGTTGAATCTAACGAGTATCTCAAAGATTCGCATGGATGACTATTACCCTTCTGTCGAGGAGGCTGTTCGTGGAATCGACAGGCAGATTGCAAAGGTGGAAAAAGAACTTGAGAAACTGTCTGCAATCCCAAAGCGTGAACTTGATGTAAAGCAAGCAAATCGTATTGGCGAGGCAACGAAGATTCGACAGAAACTTATTGCCGAACGCAATGCGAACATTGCTCGTCGTGGCAAGCCGGGTGAAGTTATGGTGCCGGGTATCCGTACCCGAATCGCTCGTGGACTCACGATTGGCGACAACATGCTTGAGTTGCGTGAGGCGGCTGTGTGGTTGATTCTTCGTGACATCAAACTTGGTGTACCCGACATTGCTACTGGTGCGGCTAAGGCTGGGGATAGTGTCACGGATTATGTGTCTAAGAACTTTGGTCGTTACGAGGCTCTTGTCAACTCTTTGCGTCGTGCAGACAGCATTCAGGGAATATTTAGAAACAAGGGATTGGTGCAGGCGAAAAAAGATTTGAGAAATGCGCAGTCAAATCTTTTGGATATACAGGCCAAATTTAGTGTTCTTCTTGATGAGGAAATTACACCAGAAATCGAAGCAAAGTATTTCAAAGATTTTGACGAGGCTTCTGATGAAGTTGAAAAATTCCAAAAAAAGGTTGAGTCATTTTCACGCAAATTGACGAAACAAAATCAAGAACTGTTGAACCGTATTGGCGATAGTTCACAGTTCAGAGAAGCCGTTCAGGAACTTGCGGCTAATACATCAGAGTATTATCTGCACCGTGAGACGGTGATTCAGTTCCGTCGCTTAGCGACGGGAATGGACTATGTCGGTTTGAAGCCGGATCAGGCAATGTACAACAGGATTCTTGCTTCGGTTGCCGAGAGCGAGTTCCGCAATATGAAAGAGTTTTCTTCTCGTTTGTCGGAGTTCCAAGACTTGCTGAAGCGTTTGCGTGACGGTGTTCGTGCATCGGGCTACAACGCATACGATGAACAGATTGCGTTCCAAGAACAATTGCGTCAAATCTTTGACCCGTTTGCTTGGATGTCAAAGGACAATCCGCAGTATGTTGCCGCAGCAAAAAATCTCGATGACCTCAATGCAAGACTTTCTAGAGTTGAAGAATCGATTCCACAGATTCAATCCGAAATTGATAGACCATTGCCTGTGGAGGGTAGTGTTTCTGGAAAGAAATACGATGAGGCTCGACTTGCCAAAGATGCAAACGAAAGAGCACTTACTGCCGCAAAGCAACAGCAAACTGATTTGAAAAAGTCCATAAAGCAGGCTGAGGAAAACTTCAAGTCTCTTCCAAAGGAAATTGTTGGTAGTCGTGATGCAGAACTCATCCGTGAGTTCATGCCAGAGATTGAAGCCGTGTTCCTGTACGACCGCCTCGATACGGTTGCTCGTCAGTTCTACCGTGACCCACAGGGCCAAGCCCTGATGGGTGACATTCAGGTGGAACTCAGGCGTCTTGGCTTGTCGGTTGGTGAGGGACGTCCAGTCCCTCGCAAGGCTCGTCCTGTTGGTAGCGAAAAAAATCCGACTGCCGCACCAATTGCTTACAGGCGTGAGAGCGAAGTCGAACGACTCGCTCGATACGACGCATCAACCAAGAACTTTGAGGAAGCAATGCGTTTGCTCAAGGAAGAATACGCAAAGCGCACGAAGCAGATTACTTCTGGTGTCACTCTTGGCTACGAACAGCCGTTGGTTCAGACCGTTGGAGAGTCATTGTCCGAACTTGACTTGCGTCAGTTCGGCGTTGAAAACGTCCAGCGACTTGATGACTATCGTTCGAGGTACAACGCAATTATCAAGCGCATCAAAACCGATACGGCTGATGCACAGAAGAGGGCACAAAGGTCTACTGGTGCAACCAGCGTAAAGGTCCAGCGTCAGAAGATTCGTGAGGCAATCAATAATCCAGAAGAGTTCGGGTTTGGTTTCTCTGCCGAACTGTCGAATGCTCTCAAGTATGGCGGTGTCGCAATGGACGACTTCTTCGCCACCTTGATTGGAGGTACAAAGTTGCGTCGTGGTACCGCCCAGTATTCAAAGCGTGTTGCCAAGGGCAAGTTGTTGGCCAATGTCCGTAAAGCAGAGTTCGAAACGATTGACGAGACCAGTTCGTACTTTGGCAGACTCCATAAGACGACAATGGATAGAACCTTTGCTTTGCGTTATCTGATGGATGACCCAGATATTCCAACCAATATTCTTGTTGAGGGAGACCGTGCGGCCATCGGTATGCAGCCAAGTGGGTGGGTGTTGGCGAAGAATTTGCGTGGACAGCAGGCGTATGCGGATGCTCTTGAGGAGCATGCTGATGCTCTTTTGTCGGTTCTTGAGCGTGACAGAACTATTGTAAAGAATTTGAAGAAGAAGCAGTCGGCACTTATTCGTACGGAAAAGGAATACGACAAGTTGATTGGTGGTCCGGGTATGCGTACCCAGACCAAGCGTACGAAGCGCCTTGAACAGATTGAGTTGAAGAACGCCAAGGCTGAAGAGCGTATCGCAAAGTTGAAGGGTTCTATCGAGCATGTTCGTGCAGAGACAATGGAGCGTGAGCATACTTTCGCTAAGAGTCTTGCCCATTACAATCGGGAAGACATCAACACGATGTTGCGTCAGGGAACTAACACCGATGAGTTTGGGTTTACTGTTGATGAGTGGGATGCTTTGTGGTCGGAGAATCTGCCAGAAGAGTCTTTGCAGTCATTGCGTGGACGCAAAGGTGCCCTGACTCGTGAATTGAGTAATCTCCCCAAGGACAATGCTGAGAGTCGTTTCCAGTCGGCTCTGAACCCGAAGGTTCGAGCCAAGTTGGAACGTGCACAGCAGATTCGTGACCAGATTGCTGTTGTCGATTCGATGATTGCGAAGTATGACGCTCGTTCTTCTGCGATGGGCAAGTTCGGTCGTGTCGAGAAAATCTTTGCTAAGCGTGAGTTCCAAGATATGTTTGGTCTTGACTTCTCCAAGAAGCCGACGATGTCGAGCGCAGAAGCGCTCTCCGCAGTTGGTAACTCTAGATACATGACTGAGTACTTCAAGGAAATCAAAGTCAAGTGGTTGCCAAAGAAGCATGTTGATGCTCGTAAGGCTTTCCTTGATTCTGCGTGGAAGTCGAGCGACGAGTACAAGCATCTTTCTGCTGTCAAGTCTTTGATGGATGAGATGAACTGGTACAGCCACGAACTGTTTGTGTCGAGTCGTGACAGAGTTCTTACACGACATAAAGAGTTGCGTGATGAAATCAGCAAACTCCGTGGCAACAAGGAAGAAAACATTGAGAAGGTTGCTACTTTGGAGTCACAGATTTCGTCGCTTCTTGGGAAGACCGAGCCTGTGTACGGTCCAGTTCCGAAGGCTAAGCAGGGTAAGGACCTTGCGGCTCGTCAGGCAAAGACCCGTGCGGCTCGTATTCGTGAGCCAGAGCAGATTGAACGAGTTGCCAAGAAGTATGTTGAGGTTGACCAAGCCGCAATTGATGCTGGCATAACGCCAAGCCAACAGCAGTTGATTGCCAAGCAGAAAGAGTTCGAGGAAGTTGCTCGAATGTTGGAGAACATCCAGTTCGCAAAGATTGTTGATATGGATTTGGAGCCGATGGCTCTTGACTACATCTCTACCCTGAACGCAAAGCAGAAGGCTTTGCTGAAGCAGAAGATGACTTTGGCTGAGCGTCTTGCCAAGGAGCAGGGCATTCTTGAAGAAATGTATGCTGGTACACCAGCCATGCTCAAGGCTGAGGACCGTATGCGTTTGGCGTCCGAAGGTGTGCGCACCGCTCAAGTGCGATACGACAATGCTCAGACATTTGCACAGTATGGTGCGGATGAAGCAAGGCGTATTGAGACGGATTTGTCGGATTTGGCAAGGGTTGCTGAGAGGGGTCGTATCGTCAAGGGTCAGGTAAAGCGTGGAACGGACGCTTGGGCTGATGACACTTTGCAGTTGCTCGAGGACTCAATCGACCTGTGGCGCAGGGTCAACGGGGATGAAATCCCCAATGAAGTTCGTGCTATCGCTACATCGTTGATTGATGCACGTAATGAGTTCATTCGACAGACTTTCAACAAGACCGATGCCGAGGTAGAGCGTGCGCTTGCCAAGGGTGTTCAAGAGATGGCCAAGAATAAGATTCCTGTTGATGGTGCTGGTGTTCGTCTTGCTGGTGGACAGACAGAAATTGTCAAAGTGTTTGATGATGGCTTCGTGCAACTCAGTAAGTACTTCCCAAACATCGGGGTGCGTGAAGAGGTTGCTGAGATTTACCAGAACGTGCATCGCTTGCAACAGCCGTTGATGGCTCGTGAACTCAGCAAGTTCCTCAGCAGGTACACGACATTCTTCAAGGCTTACGCTAC